ATCAGAATTAAGAGAAAATTTTCAAGATTTCTCATATTACCTCCTTTTTAAAAGGTATTCCCACCCAGTATAGACGTTTTTGTTGGAAATAGATGTTTTTTTCCTGTTTGATAAGGGAATGGGGACAACATATTATTACTTAGATGGCGCGAACACATAAATACAATGATGCTTATAAACGATATCAACTTCTCAGAGAATATTTTGAACATCATGACGACAAGTTAACAGAAGAAGAAATAACGCATCGTGAAAAGTGTGAGAAATCACTTCACCAGTTTGTTATGCACTTCTGGCATATCGTTGAAGGAACCAATCCATTTGTTGATGGCAAACATATCCATGCTATTTGTGACCATTTAGAAGCAGGCGTTAATGGAGAGATAGAATATCTTGTTCTTAACATGCCACCACGTCATATGAAGTCACTTCTATGTTCCGTTTTTCTTCCAGCATGGGTATGGACAACAAAACCACAACTCTCATTCCTCAATATCTCAGGTGATATGGATCTGGCCATCCGTGATAACGTAAGTTGCCGTCGAATTATCACCAGTCCTGAGTTTAAACACTATTGGGGAGGACAATTTCATCTTTACAAAGACGTGAATGCAAAGAAGCGTTACAAGAACACGATGGGTGGTGAAAAAATCATCAAATCAATCACCAGTTCAAGCATGGGTGAAGGTGCGCATATTAAGATCCTCGATGACCCAAACTCATCACAAGACATTGACTCAGAAACAACCCGTGAACGTACAAACAATATTATCGACAGAGCCATCTCTACCCGTAACAAACCTGGAGGCATAAACTTCTCCATACTTGTACAACAACGTGTACATGAATTCGACGCAACAGGGCATTTTTTGAGTCTTGGACATAAGAATGTAGTGCATTTGGTATTGCCTTTGGAATTCGAATCAGAGAACCGATGTGTGACTGTTCCCCTTAGAGGAATGAAAGAGCCATGGCAAGATTTTCGTTCGAAAGATGGTGACGTTTTATGGCCTGAACTGTATGATTTAAAAGCCATTAGTCGATTAAAAATTGGTTTAAATAGTGAATATCATCGATCATCTCAACTCCAACAACGCCCCTCGCCAGCAACTGGTACTATCATTAAGCGTGAATGGTTTAAGGTATGGCGGGATGATATTCCGAATTGCGAATACACTATACAAAGCTGGGATACTGCCGTCAGTAACGAAATTACTGCGTGTGATTCTGCTGTAACAACATGGGGACTCTTTAAGAATGATAACGGACATTGGAACATTATCCTTCTTAATGCTTGGTCTGGTAAACTACAACAGCCAGATTTACGTAAAATGGTTAAAAAGTGTTATTACAATTATTACACATCGAGCTTCGAAGCGCCTCACTATGAAGGACCTCAGCCAACCGTTACCATCATTGAAGAAGTGGGTAACAGTCTTGGATTGATTCAGGATCTAAGGCGTGGTGGTATGTTTATCCACGGCTTCAATCCCAGAACTCATGGGATTCGTAACGAAAATAACGCTGTTCCAGGGTCTAAAATCGGTCGGGCAAAGCTTGCATCCCAACTCATAGAGAACGGTCTTGTCTGGATTCCAACAACACGAAGTTCCAACTATCGGAAGATCAGCACCGCTGCCTCAGATTTTGTTGATGCTGCCTTAAAGTTCCCTCATGGGGGCGGAAAAGACTATGTCGACGCGATGTCACAGGCTTTTCTTTATATTATGAAAACTCACCTCGTATATATGAAGGGTGAAGAGCCAGACGAGGCATTAGATTATAAAAACATCAAACCTTATGAACATACTACCCGTCATTAAAGTATTTATCAAGTATAATTTTAAGAACAATATGTTTGCCGTTGCCATGCGGATATGGTATCGTGTCACATATAACTTGGATGGGTGATAATTGTATGACTGCTATGAATTATATTAAAGAAGGTGATCGTTACCACTATGTTGTGGCTACTGGCGCGTATCGCACGCATGTAGTGAAAGATAGAGGGCGTGAATATCAATGGCGCTGTGATTGTGGAAATATAACATGGAGAACGCCTAATCCTGTGCGTTTAGGGGAGATGAAAACATGCGGTCAGGAAGATTGCAAATATCATCATTCTCTTGTTTATTCTGTAAAAGAAGGTGATCGATTCGGTCATCTAATGGCAACGGGTAACCATCAGAAAGGAACTAAGGATAGAAAAGGATATGCTGAATTCAAATGTGATTGTGGATCAATAACGTTAAAGAGAATAACCACTGTGAAGAAAGGTGATTGTATTAATTGTGCGGATAAAGACTGTTCATATGGAAGACGTGTTACCCACGGTAAGACTACTAAGGATTCATATTCAGATTATAAGAAAGAATATCGTTGTTGGGTCGATATGAAGGCACGTTGTAATAATGAAAATAGCACAAATTACCATAACTATGGCGCTCGTGGCATTGCTGTCTGCAAAGAATTCGAATCATTTGAAGGATTCTTCGAGCATGTAGGTATGGCGCCTTCTCCTGAGCATAGTATTGATCGTATTGATAATGACGGTAATTACGAAATTGGAAACGTTCGTTGGGCAGACAGAGTTACACAGTGTCTTAACAAGCGAACTAGACAAGTTGTTAAGAGAGATAAAGAAATAATACGTCTGAAGAAGGAGCTAAAAGCGCTGAAGATGAAGTAGATTTTCTCATTCCTCTTCGGCTTAAATCTATGAATGTATGAATTTTTTGACTATAAGAACATCAAATCCTATGAACATAGTACGCATCATTAAAACTGTAAGTTATATCCAGTACTTTACGTATGAGTGACATAACGAGATATATCTTACAGTCTTAGGCCGTGCCCTAATAATGATAACTGTTTTTCATCTAAACTAGTTATCTAGAAGCGGTTTTCAACTTCCGTAAGCGGTTTTCATAAAAGATATAAAAATATTCAGTTCCAACACTAATGTCTGAATTTTTTGACTCAATTAATATTAAACCATACACTAGTTGTATCAATGTTTAATTTTCCTTGTGTTTATGAATCAGCAAATGAAATACGACTCGCCCCGTGAAGCCAGTAAAGAGACAGGCCATCCTGGGAATATGCAGGCTGGTTATGGTAAACTCCTTGATGATTATGAGATTGAAGATGATCCTCAAGTCGATAGCAATGACCCGTTTTATGACAACTTGGCATTGCATCTACCATCAAATGTCCTCGATAAGATTGGTTCCGAGCTCACCGAACTTATTGAAAGCGACGACTTAAGCCGCCAGAAATGGTTGCGTGTGTGCCTTGATGGTATCGATTATCTCGGACTTGGTGGTGATCGCGTTAAAAATACCGTCAATTATAAGCCAACAGATATCTATGCGCCAACTCTGATGACTTCAGGTCAGCAAGTGGCATCGAGTTTATTTGCTCGTTTCTTCCCGCCAAATGGATTCTGTCAAACAGAGATCATGGGGTTCAAGGATGAAGAGAACGAAGATCAAGCGACGCGCATTTGCGAAGGTATGGAAGAGCTTACTAAAAATATTATGCCAGAGTATAAGGCAAATAAAAAACAAAGCTTTATTTGGATGGTGTTCTGTGGTTCCGTGTTCACCAAGGTTTACATGGACAAACTACGTAACAAGCCAGCTGCCCCGTTTATTCGGCCTGATGACGTAATCATTGATGCCCTTGCAACGTCTCTTGATGATGCTGAACGGATCACACACCGTTTTTATATTTCTGAGAGAATACTTGATGAATACATACAGAATGATATATGGCGTGATACTGAGATCGAAGCCAATGAAGTTGATCAAAATAGATCTCTCAAAGCAAAGATTGATACCAAGACACAAGGCAATCCCGTTAATGATGACATTATCAAAACATATGCATTTGATGAAACCATGTGTTATTTGGATCTTGATTCATACAGTTCAATTGGTGGTCATTCGAGCGGGTTAAAATGCCCGTATCTTGTTGTGAAGGATCATAACAGTGATGCGATCGTCGGTATTTATAGGCACTGGGATCCAGACGACAAACTCTACAAACCAAAAGAATATCTCATCCAACATAAGTTTTTCCCAGGATTTAATGTTTATGGCCTTGGTTTATTCCATCTTTGTCTCGGCTTGGCACGTGCTGAAACAGATCTTCTTCAGCAGCTGATCCTTGCGGCTAAATATTCGAACAATGCTGCTTTGATGATGGCAACTGGATTAAAGAGTGAGAAAAGCCAATTGGATATTAATCCAGGAAGTCTTGTTCAATTCCAAACATTTGAGAAAACCATTGGGGATGCAATTCAACCATTCCCCTTTAAAGAGCCATCTTCTATTTATTTGGATCTGATGAATATCTGTTCGACCGCGATCCATGATCGTGCGATTACAAACCAAATGAAGCCGGACGATATCCCAAGCAATGTGTCGACAACGACCATGATGGGTATTATGAGTTTGATGCAAATTCAAGAGAGCGCATTGCTCAATG